AGCCCTCAAATACGCATTCAATGCGTCTACTACTAATACTCGTTTCATACTGCCATCCTTTGTTCATTCATTATAACACGATATTCTAATAATGCAAGCTCTTTGTGCTTGGCTTCGATCATAACATCAAGATCATGACCATAATCACTGAATGGGTTACGAATCATATCTGAGTGTGCTTGAGGCTTGATCTTGGGGTTGCTGTGCTCGACAGAGCGAGACTCTGCATAGTGCACAACTGGTTTGATATCACCCCACGTAGATAGAGCAAGCTCAAGCGCTTCTTGTTCGGACTGACCGCCGGGGTGAAGCATGTGGTGATGATAGTCGAACACAATCGGAATGCCGATGCGCTTGTAAACACCGTCATACAATTCTTTGGTAGAATATAGTGAAGCTTTGTCATCGTTCTCGACTGTAAGGCGAGAGCGCACATTGTCAGGTAAGCGATCGAAGTTGCGACAGAAGTTGTCGAGAGCGAACGGCTTGTCACCATAGGCAGCACCGACATGGATATTGAGCTTGGCATAGGGTGTCTGTGGCAGACCGATAAGGTCAAACAGATCACCGTGGACAGACAAGTCAGTCTTGGTAAGTTCGAACACGCGCTCCTTGGGAGACGCTAGCTTGTTGAATGGACCGGGATGCGATGTAATGCGCATACCGTGTTCACGGGCAAAGTTGCCGGCGGACAATGCTGCTGCGTGGATAGCGCCGAAGTTAGGCATGTCAGTCAAGTCATACTCGCTAGCCCATGGCACGATGTCTGATGACAGCCGATAGAAGTAAATGTCGTTGTCCAGATTCCACTCTAGAATCTTACGCAGATCGCGTAGATTCTGAAGCGCAAGCTCTGAAGCATAGTCGATGCCACGTTCTTGGAACGTGCGCTTGATCATAGTCCTGTTAGTTGTAATGCGCTGTGACTTGGGACGATTTGAGAACCCCATATTGATACAAGCGTAGCCGTAGTTTCGCATGAATAACCCTCCTTAATTGATTATATCTTATTATAACCAATCCGGAGGGTAAAGTCAAGTACTTTTTTATTCTTTTACCGGAACAGTGAGATCTTCTTGATCTTCATAATATGCTTTTGCATCACCTTCTCGCTTATCAAATTTCTGCACAATCTCTTCGTCCATAATCTTAATAACATGAGAACGAAATTCTTCATCACTCTTGATTAAGTCAGTCCATTTTGATGGTTGGAACTTTTTTGTATATCCATCTGATGTGGACAGAGTGTACCAGGCGCCGGCGGAGGTGAGGCTCTCGGCTCCCTTGATAGCATCAAACCAGCTTTCTTCATCGCGAATACCAATCTCCTCAGTACCCCACAGAATTCGGAAGGCACAAGATCTCCCTTGAGTTCCAAAGCGTGATTTCTCAAGCTTCACTTTAACCTCAGAACCAATCCGGAATCCCTTATCGTCTTCGATAAAAGAAGACTTAGCTTTACGACCAGTTAACCAGACCCGCAAAGAATACGCATAATGCATAGCCTTGCCGCCAGGAGTGGTATACGGTGTTGTCATTGCAACAATCCGCGCATTCGGACCTTGTGGGATATTGGTCTTCAATTGGTTTAATACAATCAGCGTTGCTTGAGCATCTGCTAATGGAATAGTCAGTTTAGACATACCTTTCGCTAAAATACGAGCCTTTACAGCCATCGACGATTGAGGATTAAAATCGCCTTCAACGTCAGAAACAGAAGGCGTGAATGCCAATGAATCCCAGATAAAAACTAACTGATCCTCAGCCGCACCCAGGAGTTCCTCGATAGTCTCTAAAACAAACTCGACAGAGGACGCTTGGACGTACATGAGGCGCGCTAAATCACACCCAGTTCTCTCTAAAAAACTTGGGTCGATAGCTGACTCGGAATCAAAATATACTACAGCCTTACCCTGTTTCTGGGCGTTTGCGGCGATCTGCGCAGCCATGTAAGACTTACCTGTTGATTCAAGTCCTGCAATTTCAGTTACCTTACCCACTGGGATACCGGCAACTTGCCCTTTACAGATAATAGAATCTAGCCAGCGAGAGCCTGTGGGAATCCACTCTTTAACCGAGGTTGGATTGTCACCAGACAAATCATGAGCTACGTTTCTACCTGCTTTCTTATTCACTAATTTCATTAGGTCTTGCATGTTAACGCGACCTGCTTTTGTGGCTTTCTTTGCCATGTGCTCTCCTATGAGTTGTTAATATAATATCATTGTGCGACAGTTCTGTCAAGCACTAAGATAAATCTTTTTCATTGCTCTCGCAAAATCTGTCTCTGCGGTATCGACAAACTTGCCACGCAGAGCAGCAGTATATGAATAGGTGTTCTTGCTGTGATATTTGATTCTAAAAACCACATAACACTCTTTAAGTGCTTCTGATAAAGACATAAGATTTCCAGAATCAGACAGCGAATATACATCATCTCCTAAGATAATATATTCATCACCTTTCTTTCTGTAGTAATCTTGGATAAAGTTTGGCGATACTGGTACTTTTACAACATCGCCACTCAAACTTTTCTCTCTTGGTCTGCCTAACGCAGAAGTCCAAAATTCAGTTGCCAAATTAGTTGATAAGCGTGGACCGACGGGAAATGATGCACCCTTTGGTGCCACTTGGTCATCTAAGGTACCCTTGATTTCTGAGAATATGGTTTTTACCACATCATTATCAAGCCCTGTTGCTTGGTACCAACCTGTAGATTCTTCAAACCCAAGACGAAACTGACCAAAATCAATCCTGGAGCCTTTGCTTGTTTTTACTTCGTAGGTGTCTACTGTTTCACCGGCGCTATTCTTTACCACCACATCACTGCCATGACCTGCTCCGCCGGCTGCCGCGGCAGAAAACTGCAAGCTGTTGGCAGTAAAAAAATCGTTCATGGCAGCAGCAATCTGGACTTCTCGATCCATACCTGCGCGCGCAACGTTAGCTTCTTTCACAAAATCGCGCCATTGATTTAGTATTGGTTTCATATTCATTACCCCTTAATTAGTATTTCGGATGAGGAACCCATCTTCTTTTTTCCGACGAGTTTACCTTCTTCCCATTTGACATTTTTCATGCCATATGCCCACTGCGCAGGAATTATTTCATAATCTGTGTATAATTCTCGGATCTCTGGGCAGTCATTATATGACAGAAGCCACCCTTTTCTGTTAGAAATTAATTTATAGAGCGCCATATGGTCAAACCCGGTGTGTAGGCTTCCAGCATCTCCATACAACATGGCTGCTTCATCTGGCAACATATATGGCGGATCTAAGTATAAAAATGCCCTAGGGTGCCACGGAATAGACAATTGGAAATCTGCATAATCAACTCTAAATTTTTCTGCTTTGAAATCCCTCAGTCTCTTAATTGATGAATCTGTAAATCTTGCGTAAGAGGATCTCTCTGACCATCCTCCGCTGAATGTGGCTCCGGAGAAGCTAGATCGGTTTATCACATAATATTTTGCCGCCTTCTCATACGAAAACATAAATGATTCTGTCTTTAAGTCTTTGCGATAATTGAGAAACGACTGCTTTGGGCATCCTGTTACTGTAGCACCTGTTCTAATTTGGTATTGTTCGCGTAAGTTTTCTACTTCATCAGCCAATCTTTGATTGTCACTACATAGACCCTGCCAAAACCAAACTAATTGCTTCATTTTGTCGTATCCAAAAACCTGAACGCCTTTTGACGCTAAAGCCAACTCTACCGACCCACCCCCAAAGAACGGCGAACAAACACGCTCGACGTCTTCAGGGATGTGTGGCAGAATATGCTTCACAGCGCGCGACTTCCCGCCTGGGTAGCGAAGAGGCGTTTTCACTAAGAATTCTTAGTTTCTTGGATGTGAAGTCGCAGTGATTGGGCAGAGGTCTTAACCTCTTGCATGATCTTGCGAACACGGGTACCAGCGGCGCTGTTACCGTCGTTGTAAAACTTGTTATAATCTGATCGCGCTTCAACAAGCGCAGTGATCATATCTTCAAGCATGTTTACTTCTTCTTGCATTGTTTTTTCCTTCCTTATAATTTAAAATGCGGCAGACTTTACACCGGTCTGCCAGCGGCTTTTGTTTTACTCACCAGTGGTGGTATTTTCTGTATTAGATGCATCTTCAGTGGTAATTGGGGTTACCTCTGATACAGGTACTACAGGTGTCGCTGTGGTCACTTCGACCGCAGGTTCCACTGATACCTCAGATACAGTCTGTGGATCAAAGGAACAAGTTCCGTATGCGGTTGCGACGACTAAGACGCCTCCGATTACAGTTACTTGGACCTTCCAGCGCGCCCACAGCGATTTCAATGATTCTAACATGTATTTTCTCCTTGATGTTAAAAAATGCGGCAGACTATTTTCATCCCGGTCTGCCATCGGTCTCACAAGAGCCTAATTACTTAGCCGGACATCAATTCATCAAATGCACGGTCAACACTGCTCTTACCGTTGGCAGGACCATATTTGGCTGTCGTAGATGAGCGTCCTTCTGCCGATTTATCGCCAGAAAGTTGTTCATCCAAGATAGCGTCGACTTGCTGAGGAGTAAGACGGTCAAAGAGACCGTCAAAATCAGGAATACCATCAAGGAGGGCGGAGATGGCTTCCGTATCTTCAAGCAAGGTGGATGTGTTTCGACGCATCTTGAGGCTCGTTTGTGGATATGCACCAGGCTTATTGGGCTTGGTGTAGGTTAGGGTGATGTCGGTTCCCTCCAAGGAATCTGTGACATCTCCATATTCTGGATCAAGAATATATCCAAGAAGAAGTTCATAGGCTTGCTTACCGTAGCCATATACCTTCACTCCTTCGTCTTCTCGACCTCTAACCACGACTGGTGAGAAGTAGCGGGTGCGTACAAAGAGACTCTTTGCAAGCTTCTTACTTTCCTCATCGTGATTATCAACTCCCTCGCGCCAAAGCTTGGAAGCGAATTCGCAAATTGGGCACTCATCACCGAAGTTTCGCTTCGGACACATGATGCCGCCCTTATGATCGCCCACGTTATAGTGGAAGAACATTTCCTTAAGTGGATCTCCGTCATTTGTCGGCACGATCCGAATATCGGTATCTCCCTCATCTGGCTTAAACCAAACCGAGTTTGAATCCTTTGTTCCTTCTCCTCGAAGGGTGGCGAGCTTACGTCGCATTAGTTCCATATCAATTCCCATTTTTTTCTCCTTTTTAATGGTTATTAAAGTATATCAAGCGTTCCTTGATATCTATTATATCACTCTTGTTCTAGCTTGTCAAGAGTCTTTTGGTTGTTTTGTACTACGTTAGTGTGGGCAACGCAGAACCCAAAATCGTTATAAGGTGTCTCGTAGATTGCATAAGATATCTTGCGAAATGCATTTCGGGGTTTCTCCTTCAGCATCGATACAATACGCCTGTGCAATCCTCCTTCTGTTTCTAATCTCTCACTGTTTATAGCTAAATAATAGCACAGTTCTCTCGGTGTGTCAAGGTCAAAAAGCCACATTTCTTCAAGATTTTTTACATTGAGCGCAGAAACCGACCGAATGCGATTGATTTCGGCGGGTCGAGACACTTGACCAATTTCTGGTTCAGTATGGATAAAATAATTCAAATGATGGATCGTAGAAAAGATGTACTTGTTAATGTTTTCATAATAAGTCTTAATCGGCAGATCACCAATGCAAGATTCTAAATTTAAATTAGAAATCAAAGTAATCGAGTTCAACAAACCCGATCGGGCATACTCCTGGAGTACACCAAATACCGTATTCTCTACAAGTACCGGATAACCAGTCAATAGCTCAGTGTCCGGCTTAATATAAATGACATCGACCTTTTTGTGCGATAACTGCTGGAGAACCCCTAGAGAATAGTTGGAACTCAAAGAGCCTCCTACTACAATAAATTGAACGTGATCATCGACATCCGTAAAAAATTTAGAAACATCTGGGATGCTCTCCTCATATTCTTCTGGCTTGTCAAATGATTTAAGCTTGAATTTGTATTTTGAATTTCTCTTTACTGAACTGTTGAGCGAATATACGCTGTATTGAGAAATGTCCTTGAAGCAATCTGCAATTGCGGACGCGGCGTTGCCCAAGCCGATGACAGAGATCATATGCTAACCTCGCTCATCGAATAGAAATCTTTTCCTCCCTTTATGTTAGACACATAACCTCCTTCAAAAGTTTCTTTAATTTCTGCAATCATATCTCTCTCGTCATCGCAGTAGTCAATAACGATCTCATCGTGCATGATCAAAGAAACAAATGACTTTTTATCTTCAAGCATTTTGTCAATAAGAACGGCTTTCTCCAACACCTTGTCTGCTGTTGTAGATTGAATTAAATAATTTAAAGCTTTTCGTTGGTCCACTTTGATCTTTCTTCCGTATGGTGTATTAATATAACCGTCTATGTAATATCTGTCAAGTATTTTTTCTTTGTCGTAGACACTTGTCCTGATATCATTCGAATCCGGGTTGTAGAGCCAAGCGAAAAATGCCAACTTGGCTGCTTCGCGGCTCATCTCGGGATCTTCAAAGATGTTATGGATATTCCAGACATGAATATCTTCTTCAGGTTGTGGCTGACCACACAATTCGAGAAGAGTTCTAATTTCTGCCCCATTGTAATCAAGACTAATAAACAGTTCATTAGCGGGTTTCATTATTTTGCGATACTCTTTCTTAATCGTTAATGCTGGAAAGCTACCTGGGCTCGTTGTAAGCCTACCAGTCACTGTACCAAACATATTGTAATCGATATACGGGGAGCCAGAAATCAATTCTTTTAGCTTGTTCCTGTGCAGTGTCGATGCCATCAGTTGACGACAACCATCGGCACTCAAATTTAAAGGTTGGTACTTTATCTTGTGGAGCAGCTTTTGAACTTTGTCCAAATGTTCGTAATTCGGAGGCTTGTCATATATTTCAAAAACATGTTCGGTAATCTGGTTCTTAATCTCACAGAATTCCATCAAGAAATCATGAGGAATCATATCAAACACACAATGTTCGTTTAGATCAACTTTTGCAATTTTGAATGACTTTACGTATGCATTCATCTTTTTCTGTGCTGCAGCGAGCAACTCT